CGCCCGGGGCCAGCTCGTTCTGACCCTGGATGGGGCGGACGTCCCGGCCAAGCCCAGGTTGCTGCCGGCGGTGTCCAACCCCTACACCCCGCCCCGCACCGTGACGCAGGACTGCGCGCTCGGGATCTGCGGGCACGAGCAGCACGGATGAGTGGCGCGATCCCGCGGGCCTGCCGGACGCCGGGGTGCATGGGCGTCACCACGCTGCGGCATGGCTTCTGCCCGCGCTGCGCGCCAGCCGAGGAGGCGAGGCTCGAAGCGATGCGGCAGCGCACGGACGACGCTCGCCCCTCAGCGAGCGACCGTGGGTACGACCTGAAGTGGCGCCGGGTTCGGGCCCAGTTCCTGAAGGCGCACCCGACCTGCACCTGCGGCGATCCGGCCACCGAAGTGGATCACATGCTGCCTCTCCGGTTGGGTGGGACGCACCGTTGGGAGAACCTCCGTCCGCTCTGCAAGCGGTGCCACAGCTCGCGCACGGCGCGGGACCACGGGTTCGGCAGGATCCGCGCATGAGCGGCGCCGCGATGATCGCCGCCGAGCGGGAGCGCCAGCTCCAGAACGGGAAGTGGACGTCGCAGCACGACGATGGGCATGTGGACGGCCGTCTCGCGATCGTTGCGGCCATGCTCGCCACGTACCACACCGACGCCTACTTGGATTGCGAGAGCTTGCCCGAGGATCTCTCTGACGACGGGGTGTTCGACTCGTGGGGGCTCGTCGACAAGCACCACGGGGATACGGTTCGTTCGCTCGCCGTCGCCGGTGCTCTCATCGCCGCCGAGATTGACCGCCTTCAGCGTGCTCAGAGCCAGGCAGGGGAGGGGGGGGGCAAATCTTTAGGGGGGGCAGCTGAAACCGTCGCCCCGCCACAAACGCGCGCGCTGCCAAAAAATCAGGGCAACCCCAATCCGGATCTGGTTCCGGAGGTCGCGCCGTGACGCCCCAGATCCTGGGGGGCGTCGGGATCGCGGCCTTTGCCGTGCTCGTCGTCTGGGCGCGCTCCTGGCTCTTCGACGGGTGGGCCACGCGCACCGTCGGGCGCATCGTGCTGTGTCTCTGCCTGCTCGCTCTGACGTTCGTCATGGCCATGGCGAGCGCGGAGCCGCCTGCGCGCAAGGATGGGGTTCGTGTGGCGGTCGCGTCGGCTCACGCCGCCAGCGCCCCGGGGGCCGCGTCGGAGCCGACCCGGAAGGCCCCCACACTGGACGAGACCAAGGCCCGCTATACGGCGCTGGGCATCGGCATCGGCGCCGTGGCAGCCCTCATCGCGCACGAGTGCGGCCAGGACCAGGCGAGCCCGTGGCAGCCCGGTGACGGCAAGCCGCCCTGGGCGCCGGGCCCGCCTCCCGCGGTCCCGCCGGTGCCGGCGAGAGGCCGCCGGTGAGCGGCCAGAAGGGCCGCAGCGGGCGTCCGCCGAAGGACACGGCCCTCCACCTGGTGGACGGCACGTTCCGTGAGGATCGCCACGGGGACCTCGAGGAGGCCAAGCGCGAGCTCGCCGCGGCGATGACGGCGCCCGTGCCGCGGATGCCGAGCTGGCTGACCTCCGACGTCGCGAAGGCCGAGTGGCGCCGCTGCGTGAAGTTCCTCCACGACCGCGGCCTCATGCACGAGGGCAAGGTCACGCTGCTCGCCGCCTACTGTGAGGCCGTGGCGATGATGGTGGAGACCGCGCGCCAGATCGGCGACGAGGCCCCTGCAGGCGCCGCCACGCTGTTCGATACGCCGCTCAAGCCCCGGGGCCCGGCCTTCACCGTGCCGGCCGGGGAAGGCTCCGAGAAGCTGAATCCGGTGGTCCAGGCTCACGACCAGGCCGCGAAGCGCGTCGCCGCGCTCGCGCGGGACCTGGGACTGACCCACACCACCGCGAAGGGACGAGGCGCAGGCGAGAAGGACGACAGCCTGGACAGCTTCGTGCGTGGAAGTGGAAAGGCCACAGGGCGATGACGAGCTGGTCGGCCTCGTCCAGGGGTACATCGCCGATGTGCGCGACGGTCGCCGGGTTGTGGGGAAGCGGGAGCGCCAGGCCGTCGAGCGCCACCTCCGCGACCTCGAGCTCGTCCGCACGGGTGAGCGCTCGGACCTCCGCTTCGACGAGGAGCGGGCGCTCCACATCCTGCAGTTCGCCGTGCGGTACGTCCGCCACACCAAGCCCAAAGAGTGGGCGGGGCTGCGCTACCGGTTCTGCGAGCGCTCGGCCTGGATCGCGTTCGTCTTGTGGAGCCTGTTCGGGTGGGTGCGGCGCTCCGAGTCTGGGGCGTGGATCCGCCGGTTCGACGAGGCGTACCTCTCCGTCGCCCGCAAGAACGGGAAGACCATGATCGCTGCGATCGTCGCGCTCTACCTGTTCTGCGCGGAGGGCGAGGTCTCCCCCGAGGTCTACTTTGCCGCCACCGAGCGCCACCAGGCCGCGATCTGCTGGAAGCAGGCGGCGGCGATCGTGGGCCGCGACAAGTGGCTGAAGCAAAAGATCGAGGTCAAGGGCGGGGCGGGGCGCGACGACGGCCGCATGCTCCTGCTCGGGGACTTCGAGGCCTTGGCGGTCCCGCTCTCTCGGAACGATGACAAGTTCGACGGATTCTCCCCCTACGGGATCGTGCTGGACGAGGTCCACGCGCACCCTGACAGCGGCATGTACGACGTGCTGCGCTCGGGCACCGGGGCCCGCACGGAGCCCCTGATCCTCATGCTCACCACGGCCGGAGCGGATCCCAACTCTTTCTGCCGTGCCTACGAGAAGAACGCCGAGCTCGTGCTGTCCGGAGCGATCGAGAACGACACGCAGTTCGTGTTCATCGCCCGCATGGACGAGGGCGACGACTACCACGACGAGCAGTCGCTGAAGAAGTCGAACCCCAACTGGGGCGTGTCCGTGCGGCCCGATCGTGTGCGTTCGGCACTCCAGAAGGCGGTGGCGGACCCTTCGAAGCTCGCGGAATACCTCCGCAAGCAATGCAACCTGTGGATCGCGGGCGAGCAGCGGTGGCTGACCGAAGAGCTGTGGGAAGCCTGCCGTGAAGACTTCGACATACAGAGCTTCCGGGGCGAGGCGATTGCCACTGGCACGGACCTCTCGAAGACCACGGACCTGACTTCGAGCGTGGCTGCCTGCCGACGCGGCGACCTCGTGTATGTGTGGCAACGGTCCTGGATGCCCGAGGAGACCCTACGGCACCGTGCGGAATCGGGTCGCGCCCCTGTCGAGCTGTGGCGGCAGCAGGGCCACCTCGTTCAGATCCCAGGGCCGATCATCGACCAGGACTTCGTGAAGCAGTATCTCCTCGAACAGGCCATCAACTACGACGTCCGCCGCATGGCGTTTGACCCTGCGCAGTCCTGGAAGCTGTGCGGCGAGCTCCAGGCCGAGGGATACCCAGCCCTCCACTTCCCGCAGTCGTGGCCGTCCATGCACGGAGCCGTGAAGGAGACCGAGGATCTCATCCGCCTGAAGAAGCTCCGCCACAATGGAGACCCGGTCCTTGCGTGGGCGATGCTGAACGCCTCAGTGAGGACGAACAGCACAGGGCTGCGGCGACTCGACAAGGAGCGCTCTCAGGACAGCATCGACCCGGCGGTGGCGCTTGTGATGGCGGTCGCGCGAGTGCTGGTCGAGCCGGTGGCCGAAGTCTTCACCTGGAACATCGCATGATCTGGGGTCGCCTTCGTAACGCGTGGACCGCCCTGCGCGCCAGCGGGCCCGAGTGGGATCCGTCCGATGATCGCTGGTACCACGGTGGAAGCGCGCACGCGACCGTTGCCGGGGTACCGATCTCCGCTGACAACGCGATGCAGATCTCGACCCTGGGGGCGTGCGTGCGCCTCATCTCGGGGACCGTGGCCAAGCTGCCGCTTCCGATCTATCGCCGACTCTCTGGAGGCGGGCGGGAACGGGCCACGGGGCACCCGACCTATGACCTGCTGAACTCGCGGCCGAACGCCTGGCAGACCGCCTTCGAGTTCCGCCGGCTGATGACCGCCCACGTGTGTCTTCGCGGCAATGCATACGCGGAGATCGTGCCGGGAGCCCGCGGGTTTGCTGATCAGCTCGTCCCCTGGCATCCGGACTGCGTCCAGGTTGAGCAGCAGAACGACGGTCGGCTTCTCTACCACGTGACGCGACCCCGCACGGGTCGAGACACCTACGATCAAGATC